AGCCGGACAGATCAGAAGGTACGGAGCGCAAGCGGCGAGGACAGGGTATACAAACGCTTTTTCTACTCTTTTAACTGGTGTTTCTAATTACGGGATGTATAAGGGATGGGGTCAAGATATGGGTGGCGGTGGAATAAGTAACAAAGGAAATATCTATGGAAGTGGAACGCCGAAGGGAACAATCGACACAGGGTCTTGGAGTAAGTTTTATCATCAATAAGGAGTAATGCACATTTTATTTTTTAATTTCATGGCGTGTTTCTTTGTTCTGGCTCGTATACATTCTCGACATTGTCTGCGACCATCAGGTGTTACATATAAATTTATTTCGTTTAAAGGGTGCCCATTATGACAGTTTTCTTTTCTGTAATTTATACCCGCTGCTCCATCATGGTAGATAATATGTTCTTTTGGGGAAACAAGTTTCAAATGTTCAGGATTGGTACACCATCTATTCTCGCATTTGTGGTGAATGTGAAAGCCCTTTTGGATCGGGCCTACAAAATATTCATAGGAGAATCTGTGTCCATCTTTTGTAATGCCTTTATCAAAAAATTTAGCATAACCAACACTACTGATAGTTCCTTTCCACTTCCAGCAATCATAAGGATTTACTTCACATTGCGCCAAGAAATAATATATTGTTGGTCTATTTTTTCTCCCCACATCTTGTATTATAGACTGGTAACAGACATTTATCAAGGAGTATCTTAATGTGTCCATCTCTACCTATTTACAACTCGCGCAATAATATACAGCCAATGCAATCTGCTCCTTTCCGTCAAGAGGCAGGGCAGAACGCCGCTAACCAGAATCAGGTTTTGAATACTGTGACGCAGATCGCCCAAAAGTGGAGTGATGCTAACGACGTAATGCAAGCGACGGAAGCTAAGACTAAATATGAAATAGCCTCGGCAGAGATACAGTCTAGGGCCGCGGCAGACCCGGACTTTAATAACTCGCCTAAGTATTTTAAAGAATTGGAGAAAGTAAAGGTCGAGAGTTTAAAAGGTGTTTCTAATCAAATGATCGCCGGTCAGTTAAGGATGGACTTTGAGCGAGGGAACGTTGTTACAGGAATGAAGATCGGGGCAGATTTTCAGGCTAAGCAAATGCAGGCGAATAAAATCAATATCGCTCAGAGCTTAGATATAATGCAACAGAAAAGACTTAATGCTGTCACGGATGTAGAGAGGAAACAGATTGACGGAGAGATGCAGGGATTGATTAACGCTAACCTAGCGGCCGGGGTGTTGGATTATAAAGAAGCTGACAGTATGATTAAGAACGCTCAGAAAACAGGGGTGCAGTACGAGATTTATGCCGACACAGCGACACAGGAGAAGGATTCGGTTGTTTTAAAAGAGTTAAAAAAGCATAACGGGAAGTATTCCTTTTTACCGCCGGATGAGAGATTGGATTTGATTGAGGAAAGCCAGCGACGGATATTCCAGAATAACCAGACTTTCAAAAGGGCTGATGAGTCTGGAAAGGATGAAAGGTTTAATAATATATTTCAAAAAGCCAATGAGGGAACTCTTACCTTAGCCGATTTAGACGCGGAGCAAGCGGCGGCTGAGAGTGGAGTGGTGGGTGCTTTAGACCAGAAACAAATCCTTGATATTCGCAAAGGGGTTCAGTCTAGGATTAAGTCCGACTTGGAGTTGATAGTAGAAAGTAACTCGAAAGCTGAAAGTTACTTAAATTTTGTTGATACCTTTATCGACGACGAAACCGACAGGCAGAAGGGGCGGGAGCTTATCGTTAAGTCTTTCAAGGACGGTATTCTCTCGACCAAAGAAGCTACTATGCTTAACAGCTTGAAAAGGGAAGCGGAGAATATCCAATGGGCGAGGAAGAAAGCGGATATGTCACAGAATAATCTTATTCCTTTCAAGAACGCCATCTTTGCCATTAAAGAAGCGATGATGATGAGGAAATCCGCTACCGAACAGGACTCAGCGTTGGCTATTAAGAAACTATTATCTAGTTACGATCCGAGTAAGATACCGACAACGGTTCAGCAAGTCTTAGATGAGGACGCGGTAAACAGAAATCCAAGCATTATGACTATCCCCGAAGAAGGGCAGCTTTTTATTGACGAGGACGGGTCTGTCAAGATGATTAAACGCGGAGAGAACGGGTTAGAGATAACGGAGCCTGGAGAATGATATTTGATTTTGAATCAGCCGTGAAGGTTAGAAAACGCGATGATGGGTTCTATGAAAAGGACACTTTCGACGTATCTACGGCTATGCCTATTCCGGGGCCTGTTGGTACTGTTTTGGAAGCGATGAAAAAACCGCCGGAACAGTTGGAGGCTGAGCGAGAGAAAAAGACAGAGGAAGCCGTCACGGATTGGGTCTTAACCCACGAAAAGGAATTGGCTGTTGCTAAGGCAGGGTTAATGACTGCCGCGACGGGTGGGGCTTATCCTGTTATTCAGGGGGCAACGGGGGCGATCACCGGCGACGATGATTTGATGATGGACAGAGTGACGAGAGGAATTTTATATCCTGAGAAAACAAAGGGTCTTTATACCAAGTTACCTGGTGGAGAGAACGTCACGGGTGGGTGGGCTATTCTTGCAGGGGTGTCGGAGGATATTGTCAAGTATGGCGTGGCAGGGATTGTCCAGGGTGGGTTAAAGACTAAGTTGTTAGCTAAGAGCTTGGCGAAGGACGTTGATCGGGCGGCGACAATGCAAGCGGAGGAAATGCTTGGTTCGATGACTAAGGGGGAAGGTGTTTTGGCAGGGGATAAGGCAGGGTTCGCGCGCAAGCTAGAAGGTTTAAAGGAAAAGTTTGTCAATGCCTATATGGAAAAATTGGGAGCGATTGACGTTGATACGCGGATGACCGGGTGGCAACAGTTGGCGGCGAGAAAAACAATAACAAGAATGTTATTAGATGAGATAGACGCTTCTGGTTTGTCTATTGGTTTATCTATCAAGCCGGTTGTTGGGAATACGGTTACTGTAATGTCTAAAGGCAAACCTATCCTGGGGAAAGTTACGGAGATATTGGGGAACAGAGTAACGGTCGAGGCAGAGGGGCGGCAGATAATAGCTATGATGTCGCAGTTTAGATTACCTCCATTGGCTGAAAAAGAAGATACGCTATTCCCTAGCGGAGCTACGGAGGAAGTAAAGCTCTTGGAATTTAAAGCCGCTATTCAAGGGGAAGGGTTTGTTGGATATTCACCAAAACAAAGCAGAGAGCTCTTGAAATTTGTTAATAGTTTACCTGAGAATGTATCTAAAAAGGAAGCATTAAAGAAATTTGAGGAAACAGAAAAAACGCTTAGTCAAGAACTACCGGCTTCTAAAATAAAGAAAATTGTCAGGGAAGAAACTGGTCAGATTAAAGACACCGGTGGGGTTGTTTCTGAGAGGGTAGCTTTTATTCAATCCCTGCGTGATCGTGTTAAGGCAGCTAAACAGGCTGAGAACTTCACGAAGGAAGAAATTTTTGACACTCAGAAAGATTTAACCGAATTGATTGATAAGTCAGAATTAGAACCGGCAGATAAAGCTAAGTTTCTAAAGACTATTAAAAACATACAAACCCCGGAGGATTTACAAAAAGCATTAGCTCCAAAGATTAATAAGAAGGGAGAGGTGGTCGGTGTCGGGTTAGAAGAGAAAATAAACATTCTACTTGATAAGATGGAGAGGAGGAATATCGCCTCAGACATTAATAATGTTAAAACAGAAGGGCTGGCCGTCGAATACAAGAAAGCTATAGAGAATATCCAAGAAAGATTCGATTTAAAAAATAGGTCAGGAAAGACTTTGGCTAAACGAGAGCAAATGAGGGACTTCATTAACCGCCTAAAGTCAGAAGGCAAGGACATCCCTATACCAGAAAAGACTATTGCGATGTTAGATCGCCCCTCTTTACAAGAAATAGATATTGAGGAATTAAAAAAGGTTCGCGCTGAGGTAGAACATCTTGCGCGGCTTGGTAAGACAAAACAAAGAGCAAGAGAGATTACTTACGAAGCAAAGAAAGAGAAGATTAAGCAAAAACTTATTCAAGATGTCCACGCTATTAACTCTGTATCTAAACCAAACGTTCCTCTTGGGGAATCTACAAATAAGATGGTTGATAGGTACATCAATCTAAGAAATTACTTCACTAAAACCAGAGTGGGGTTGACTCCTATGGAGGGGTTGGCGGATGTAACTGGTATGCAGAGCATGAAGAAAGAGTTAGATAAGAATTTTGGAGAATACTTATCTTTTAATGATGATAATTTCCGCAAGTGGTATGAACTCACAAAAGATTTTGACGAGGGGAATTTTGATAGGATTGGGGCATACGCTATCTCTCAACAAGAGGGAGGGATTGAGCGTCTTTTAAACTCCGGAATAACAGACGCGACTAAGATTGAATTAAGTGCGGAAGAAGAAAAAGCGTATAATTTTGCGCGAGAAACTTTTGATAAGTATTTCGATCAGGTTGCTCAATATTCAAAAGAGGTTTATAACGAGTCTGTTGGGAAAGTCGAAAACTATGTTTCATTCATGTCTGATTTTGAGAATATGAATGATTTAGAAATGTACGACCGCTTCGGACAACGCCCGCAAGAAGCTATTAATAAGAGAACTAAGACAGTTGAGCAGGGGTTCACAAAGAGCCGCGCCGCAACGAGCAATGTTCAAATAGAAACAAATATAGACAAGATATTTAGACGGCATCTTGACGATGTTGCATACCTGTTAACAATGGGCCGAGATATTAAGATGTATTATGAAGTTGTTAATTCTCCTGAAATGAGAGAATCCCTCGGTGATGTAGGGGCTATGGCTTGGTTACAATGGTTAGACTTGATGGCAAGAAAGGGAGGAGTTGACTCAGCTAAAAGGATAGCGGCCCTGGATATTCTTAGAAGAAATGTAGGGGCAGGGGTTTTAGCTTATCGTTTATCTTCGGCTTTGGTGCAGATTTCTTCTTTTGGTGACACAATGGCAACGATGGGCGAGAAATACGCCACCAAAGGGGCAACGAATATTGCCACTTCTCAAGAATGGCGTAATTTCATTATGGATCATTTCCCTGAAATCAAAAAAGCCGTTGGGGACGATGTTGCTTTTCGAGAGTTTGGAGATAGTTATTTTGATAAAGCTGTACGACTTGGGATGGCTCCATTACAGTTTATGGATGGCGTTATGCGTTCTGTTGCGGCTTCCGGGGCTTATGAAAAGATTGCCGCAGAGAGAGGCGTAGCCGTTGACCTTGCTAATCCGGATAAAGATATAATCCAAGAAGCGACAAAGCTCATGCGTCAAAGCCAAGGTTCATCATTTTTTAAGGATCAGCCACTTGCTATTACCACAGGGTATGGACTTGCAGAAAACCAATCTGTAAATAAGACTATCCTTCAATTCCAAAGTTTCATGCTTGGGCGTTGGGATAATATTAATCGACAAATATACAGATTAGGGATAAAAGACAGAAACTATAAAAAAGCAATTATGTCCTTGCTGTGGTTAGTAACATTCGGATTGGCTGGTAGTATTGGAACAAGAAAAATGAGTAATGCTATCACCGGTAAACCAAAGAGGAAAGACGAGCCAACTTTCACAGAAGAAATGGTTAAGGAGGCCATCGGTACTGTTCCTCTTGTTGGAAGTTTATCTTCATCTATCGCTTATTCTTCAAATCCTGTGCCTATTATCAAAACCATGAATGATGTATTTGATGGAGCATCTACGGTTGCTAAAGGGGAAAAGTCAAAGACAAAACTAAAAGGGGCTGTAAAAGTTTTAGGTGCTGGAGGGGCTTTAGCCGGGGTGCCTGGATCAACGACAATAGCAGAATCAGTGAATAATAAGCTAAAAGATAATAAAAGAAGGGTGCGTGACTAGCGTTGAGTATTTTTTAGTATATCATCCAAGCTATCTAGAGCGCGCGGCCCCATTCGTATCAGTTTATTAAATAAGAAAGCATGGACATAAAAGTAAGCTAAGGAGAAAAAAAGAGCAAAATCCGAGTCAATATATTTGTTAACCATAAAATAATAAAGAGCCATGGCTGGCCCAATAATAGATGAGAAGAACGTAACCCAAAATATAAACCTAACCATCTTTTCTTTATTAACTTTCACGCGCTCACTATACCACTAAGGCATATATAAAGCAACAATAATCAGGAGGCACCATGACAGTATCAACAACCAATTCAACGCAACTTTTCTCCGGTGGACAGCAGAATTTAACCTTTACCTTCCGCGCGGTTCCCGGATATGAGTCAGACATCAAGCTAATCGAGAGGGTAACGGCTACTGGTCAGGAAACCCGATTAGTCTATAACACAGACTACACGGTAACGATCAATACCAGTGGGATAGGTGGGACTGTCCGAGTAAACCCTACTTATGCGACCACTTATACACAGGTGGTTAAAAGGGAGTCTAGCTTAACACAGTCCTCGGATTATGACGATTACTCTCAATTCCCGGCTAATACCTTAGAAACGGATATTGACCGGTTAACTTTAATGGCCCAGGAACAGGCAGACGATATAGCAGACGTATCTAATAAGGTAACGGCTTGGGTTACTTTTGACGGGACGGGCTCAAACCCGATCACTCCAACGGCGGTTTATGCCACATCTTCCTCGGTTATCAAGAACGGGACAGGGGATTATACGGTGTTTTTCGTGCCTACGTTCTCAAACACGAACTATGCGGTTATTATTTCCGGGGGAGGGACGACTAACTTTCTAGGGGGGAAGATTAAAGATGGTACGACGACCTCGACGCAGAAAATCACGATCAGCACCATCAACACTTCGTTCGCGGCGGTTGACACGAAATACATCACTGTGGCAATACTTAAAAATTAATTTAAAAAAACTATTGACAAGTTTATTTATGTGAATTAAGATTGTTTTGTGATTCTCGATAACTCACAAAATCTTAACAATCTTCGTCGATGAATACTTTTACTCTGGAGGGAGAAATGGTTAACACAAAAAAATCTAAGGTAGGGGAAGGTAAAATCACACCAAAAGCCAAAAGCCACGGCGTGTCCTCCCTCCAGGGGCCTTTCCCTGCCTTTACTTATGGATGGGGGCCTGCCCGACATCAAGCGACCTTACCTCTCACCCCCTCCATACAAATTGGAGGAAGTATGAAACTCGTAGAAACAGAAGATCAGGAGTGGAGTGCTTTAGTGGTAGCTGTTTGTTTGGGGATGGTTCTAGTAGTCATCATGGGAGCTATCTTAGGGGGGATTATTCATGCGTAGAGAAATTATCTATTTACTGTTGTATCTCGGGCCTATTTGGATTCTTTTAGGACTTCTTCTTTTGTCCTTACCGGCTCATTCGGCAGAGTGTAGCGATCCTTCCGAGCTAGATAAGGATATGAAGAAAGCCTATTACCAGCTTAAAGAGATGGAGAAGAAGTTTCCTGGAATGAAGGTAGAGATTCAGTGTGTGGAGAAACCCATCAAAAAGGGAGGTGAATAATGCCTCCCCTAGAAAATTTACAATCGTACGACGAACCCTGGAGCGAACCAAAGGAGGACACTTATGACGATTTACAAGAATTACAAGACGAAGAACGACGAAATGAGCGAAAAGGAACTGATCTCTAAGATCAAGTCCGACATCGCCCGAATGGAAGCATTGAAAGAAGAACTAGCAGTAGAGATTGATTACTTAGAAAACGTCCGAACTATCAACCGGGCATGGGCCGCGGCGATAGACAAGTTTATGAACCCTGGAGGTGGCAAATGATTATCCCCGAAAAATACACGAAGTTTAAGTCAAGAGAGTTTTTAGAAGGTTTTAAGGCTGGGTTGGAGTTTGTCAATGAGTATAACTTTGATGCTCAGCGAGAAGCCCACGATGAGATTATGAAGCAAATTGACAGAGAGTTTCAAGACTACCTTGGAGGTAAAAAATGACCGTCCAAGAATTAGTCGATAATCATATCGCTTCACGTCGTGACCCGAACCGAGTCCGTTCCGGTAAATACTCCCCATCTATGTTAGGGCGTTGTTACCGCGCGCAGTATTGGAACCGTAAGAACGAACCGCAAACGAACCCGCCGGATAAAAGAAGTTTAAGAGTCTTTGAAGCCGGTCACTTATTCCACGATCTAGTGCAGAACCTTTTAAAACCTGAACAGGTCGAGGTTAAAGTCGAAACGGAACACTTCTGCGGCTACGCGGACTTCGTAACCGAGGAATATGTAGGTGATATTAAGAGCCAACATTCAAAGGGCTTTTGGTACATGAAAAAAGACTCCTACGACGTTAATGAGAAAAAGAAAAATAACATTCTCCAAGTTATGTTTTACGCCAAGCACCTAGGCAAGAAGTGGGGAAGGTTAATCTTTATCTCAAAAGACGACTTATGTATCGAGGAGTACGGATTTCCTCTTGAGCAGTGGACCGAGGAAGTCGCCAAAGAAGAAGGAATCCTGATTGATATTTGGCAAAAACAAGAAGTCCCTGACGCTATCCCACGCGCCTATGAAGGAAAAGAATGTTCCTATTGCTCTTGGAAAGACAAGTGCAAGGAATTTGGGGGAAGTGTTTGGACAAAAAACGGAGGTAACTGATGAGATTGACTATTCAAAAAAAGATCGGAACTAACACTTACAGCTTCTCTTTCGAGGGGAAAGACCTGTGGGAAGTCCTGGTAGAGAGCCAGAAGATCAGCTTTCACGACCTTTCCGCTTGCGGCCTATGCGAGTCTAACCGGCTGGCCCTTTTCGCCTACGAAACCAAAGAGAAGAAGTTTAAGTATATCAAAGTGTCTTGCAAGGCGTGTAATGCAGGTTTAACCCTGGGTAAGTCCACCACGGGTGACGCTTATTACTTCCGCAAGAATGAGGATACAAAGGCCCTAGATTGGCAGAGAGCAGAGAAAGAATGAGTGGTGACTATCTTCGAGAGTTAATTAGTAAGCTAGAGGCCCAAAAGAAATTGCTTAACCAGGCAATAGACGAAGAAACTACGGCGAGCCATCAGCACAAGCTCGCCGAAAACGAAGTTAAGAAACAACAAAACAACCTAAAGACCATTCAAGAAGCCCTGATGGTCGAGAAGAAGTTAATCGACGCGGCCCGATGACGCAAAGACAACGCCTAAAAACGATGTTTGAAAGCTGTGCTAACCAATGGATTCCTCTTTACCGGATATTGGATATGCACATCGCCCAATACGGGGCGCGCGTTAAAGAGTTACGAGATTCAGGAATGACTATCGAGAACCGAACAGAGTGGGTAAACGGAGTCCAACACTCCTGGTTCCGATATGTAAAGCAGGAAGTAGAAGCTAACGGACAACTTTTGTTTCAAACCTAGCGACTCTGTTGAGAACGCTACCGATACGGCTCGGATCAGAGGGGAAGCATGGACGCGATAAACCCGACTACAACCTGTCCACCCCGACTTTGGATAAAGTGAAGTGCTGAGGGCTGGTAACGCCCAAGGTGAAAAGCCAAAAGGTTATCCCGATAAACGTAGTTACCCCTTTCCCAAAGATAAATACATATCCAAAGGAAAGAGCGTTTAAGTCGGGCTATATAAAAATGGATAAAGACACACTCAACAAGGTTTTATTCCACTACTGCGATGTCAAGGGGTTCCCTATTAAAGAGATCCGGTCTAGGGACTATGGTCGGTTCTATAAGAGGATCAACGAGCTTTTAGAGAGGACAGACGGGAACGCCGAAGAAGTAAATCGGGGGATTGACTGGATGGATAAGAAGTTTGGGGATGAGCTTAGCTGGACACTAGAAACCCTAGATAAGTATTGGTTAGAGTACCGGGCCGTTAAGAAGAAAAAGGTCAATAACGACGCAGACGCGACAGACGAGTTACTCCGGAAGATGGGGGCGATCAAGTGAAACCCACTAAGAAAAGCCTAACCCATAAGCTAGACCGCGAGTGTTCGCGCATAATCAGGAGTCAGGGATCGTGTCTGCGGTGTGGGAATACAACTTATTCGTTGCTTCAATGCTGTCACATTTTCTCAAGGGCGAATCGGGCTGTGCGGTGGGATTTAAAGAACCTGCTTTGTTTGTGTGCTGGATGTCACTTTTGGGCGCATCAGAACCCAACATTATTCGGGGACTTTGTGAAGGAGTGGTTGGGGGCAGACTATACGCCGCTAAAGAATAGGGCCGGGTCTATAAAGAAATGGACGATAGAAGAAATGCAAGAGTTACTTAAAAATCTGGAGGGGATAAGATGAGTCTACAACACGCTAAGGAGTCGGTAAAAGAAAGATTAAAAAACGAGAAACAGGTATTCGCTGTTTCAATGGAGGTGGTTGATTGTATACACGCCATTATTAGCTCAAGGTTGTTAAGATTTGTCGAAGAACTCGAGAAGCCTGTGGAGGGGGAGGTCAAGCCAGATGTTTTTCGTGATATAAAAATTGCTATGCACACCCAATCCGAACTCGACGAAGCCGTGAGAAAAGCGAAGTGTGAAGTTTGGGATGAAGTTAGGCGATGGTGTAATGAAACTAAGGTAATCTTGGGGAAATAGATATTCGGGTTAGTTCAAGTGTCAAAGAAAGTTTGGCAGTTTGAGATTACTCACCAAACCTAATGACGATTGCGGGAAGCAATACCTAACCCGAAGTGATATGGCTGTTGTGGGATATGGTGTCCCGTTAGGTGACCTGTAACAGACTTGAGGGTTAAGTAACGTTCTTAACTTAAAATAGCCGACCTAGTCGCATACCAATGCCAACAGCCAATAAATTGATGGGATGGTTCGCTACCGAGGGTTGAAAGCCCCTTACCGATTTAACAGTCGGGAGCTAGTTGAAGTTTGGCGTTAGCGGATAAGGACAACAGGTTGATATCTAGAGTCCAACGCACAAATAAGAGCCTAATCAGCCACCATCCCAGCCAATAAATTGAGGTGAGAGATGAAGTTAGGGGAATATGATGTTTGTGATTGCGCCAAAGAATATGCAGATAAGCATTTGTTTTGTTCTGGGCACTTGATTGTTGCGATGTGTGCCTGTTTTCTAATAGGGCTTTTAATTGGGATACTTTTGTAGCACCCACCGGCATAGCCGAGAAAGGAAGTGAGGGATGAGCCATTTAACAGAGGCTTTGATGATTAAGAAGCAGAGGGCGTTAATCCTTGAAGAAGCCGATAGGTTTTTAGGCTCCGATGAGGGGAAGAAGCTGATTAAAAATGCCGTAAGACAGGAAATTAGAGCGTTTATTAATGACGGTGATTTAGATTATTTTCTTCGTGCGGATAGCAAAAAGAAATTTTATGACAGGCTCGAAAAGGGCATTATGGGCTGCTTAAAACCATGATCAAGCCGAGGCTCCCAATGAAGGGTAGGGTTTTTATATGGGTTGATGAAGCAACAAAGGTTAAGAAATCGGTATGGGAGAAATTGCAAAAAATGAAGTTTAAGAGAACGAACCCCAAGACAAAAGGAACCAAATGAAGGAGCCTAGAGAGTTGAATGAATTGGTAGAAACAATTCACGAATTTTATAGAAAGTTAGCGAATGGGCACACGGGAAATGATTTTAATTGTATGTGCGAAGAATTTTGCCCAAACAAAACAAAAGAGAAGGTAAAAATACACCTCCACGCCCACCTAGCCTCTCTGAACAGGGGGGAAGCCAAGCCCACCGACCTAGAGCCGTTGAGTGAGGAGGTGGTTTATAAGTTACTTAGCAGTTTTCATTATGTAGACTTTAGCTATGATGATGGCTCTATGAAAGAAAAAATGCAAGATGGTATTGACAATCCTAGAGATTTAGCCAAAGCCATCTGTTCCAAATTCGGAGCCAAGCAGGTGAGGGAAAATGTATAAAGCCATAGAAATCTTAGAAAAAGCCGAACGCGAGGCCCTAAAGAAGATAAACGGTAGGAAGTATTCCAGCCTAAGCGAGTGTGGGGATTTTGAAAAGACTAAGAAGCATTGTGAGGCCGCGATCATCTTGTTAGAAAACCATCAACGTCAAAAAGCAGCTGAGAATTTGTTACATTGAGGAGAAGTAGATTAAGACGACAGGATTTTTTAAGGTTCACGAGTACGAAATACCTTTTAAGCACTACGGGGATAAGTTTAAGATTGTCCCTTTCAGCGATATTCACCGATTTGCCCCTCTCCACGCCGAGAAGGTCTGGCATAAATTTATTGATAGGTACAAGAATGATAAGTCCGCTTACTTTATAGGTGGTGGGGATTACATGGACGAATTAAGTACGTCCGAAAGACACGCCTTTTATGCAGCCCATCGGCACGACAGCACCGAAGCAAACTTAAATGATTTCTATATTCAAAGAGCTATGAGATTCGCTAAAGAGATTTCTTTTATGAAAGGTCGGCTGATCGGTCTTTGCGAGGGGAACCATTACTTTCAGGCTATGCACTCAGGGATTACTACAACACAAATGATGTGTAAGGAGCTTAATACAACTTATTTAGGTGTTAAGTGTTTCGTAATTATTCGTTTTAGATACGACAAGCATCACGCTCATCAGATGGTGCTTTGTTATCACCACGGGGAAGGTGGGGGGAGAAGGTCAAGCTCGAGTGTTTCAAAGTTAGAGAATATGGCTCATACGACAAACGCAGACATAATATTACAGGGCCACGATCACCGCATAAACCATATCCAAGTGACAGAGTTAGGGGTAACAGACGCGAGGAAAGGAAGTCCCACAGTTTTACAGAGAGTCAAGCATTGTGCTAGGACTGGTGGTTTTCTAAAAGGGTATGTTAATGAGCAAAGGTCTTATGTGGCAGATTCTAACCTTCCTCCAAACGCTTTAGGGAATATTGAGTTTCACATCACACCGAGAAAAGAAACGCACTTAATAACACCAGAAATAGGCAGGAAATACCATCGTGAAGAAAAAAGATGGTTACACATAGAGTTTCACGCCTGTAATTATTCGGAGCATTAAATGAAAACTATTATTCTAGGAGCAGGTTTTACAGGGTTGGCGGCAGGTTACGGAACAGACATCCCTATCTACGAGGCCACAGAACACGCCGGGGGGATTTGCCGGTCTTATAAGAAATACGGGTTCGACTTTTCAACAGGCGGGGGGCATTGGATATTTGAGAATGAAAAGACTCAGAAAGCGATGGAGTTTATCCGGGGGTTGGTCGAGCTTAATTCTTACGATCGAAAGGCGGGAATTTACTATAACAAAATCTTCCCTTACCCTATCCAGACCTTCACGCAGAAAGAGTCGGTTTCCACTCCTGGGTACTTTAAAGACTGGCTCTCAAAGAAGTTTAGTCAAGCTGAATGTAATATGTTTTTCTATCCTTTCAACGAGAGATACACAGCAGGCTTGTACGACAGTATCGTTCAGTTTGACTCTTATAAGACTCCCCCGGCCGGTGGGGTAGGTTTTGTTTCAAGATTCCACGATCCAGTGAATGGTTTAACCGAGTTGGTTAATAAGATGGCTGAGAAGTGCATGATTAATTATAAGAAGCGAGCGATTAAGGTCGCCCTAGATGAAAAGATGGTAGTCTTTGCCGATGGGGAAGTGGTTAAGTACGACAAGCTGATCTCCACTATCCCACTCGATCAGTTGCTCAAGCTATGCGGGCAGAATAAGTATGAATTACCCTATTCCTCGGTTTTGGTTATCAACATCGGCGCGGAAAGAGGGGTTAATTACCCGGATGAACATTGGTTATACGTTCCTTTTTCTCAATCAGGTTTTTACCGATTAGGGTTTTACACGAACGTCAATAAGAAGAAAGCTCCAGAAGGGATGGTTTCTGTGTCCGCAGAGATAGCAATTAGGAATTTAGAGTATGCCGATCTCCCCATTGACTCTATGTGTGCAGAGGTTGTTTCCGAGTTACAGTCTTGGAGATTTATTGATGAGGTTAGAGTGGTAGACCCGACCTGGGTTCGTTGCGCGTACACTTGGAACAGAACGCCGGAGGAGAGAGAAGTTTATCTGCAGTCTTTGGCTACGCAGGGAGTTATCTCGACAGGGAGATATGGTAAATGGAAATTTCAGGGAATGTCCGAATCAATAATGGATGGGTTCAATGCTTGTTAGCGTAATCGTACCTAATCACGGAAGAATCATAACGACCTTAGTGGAGTCAATTAGAAACTCCACATATAAGGACGTGGAGCTTTTGGTAATCGACCGCGGGTATGAAAGAAGCGAACAGAGGAACATGGGGATCGCCGAAGCAAAAGGGGAATTGTTTTTAATCCTAGACTCCGACCAGAGCGTTCATCCCAAGTTAATCGAGGAATGTGTTTCTCTTTGTCAGATGGGTTATGGTTCGGTTTATATACCTGAGATTATTGTCGCCAAGAGTTTCTTCGGGAAAGTTCGGGCGTATGAGAGGGAGTTCTATACAGGTACAGCGGTGGACGTGCCGAGGTTCGTTAAGAAAAGGTTATGCCCCAAGTTTGATACTAATCTTCGAGGCCCCGAGGATTCGGATTGGGGTAATAGGATTTTAGGGCCAAGAGTAACTTCAAGTTATCCTTTATATCACCACGACGACATAGGTTTCATTGAATACTTCCGTAAAAAGGCCTACTACTCTAAGAGTATGAAAAGGTATGTGCAGAGAAACCCGACAGACAAGATTTTAGATTGGAAGTGGCGGTGTTTTGGAGTGTTCTTGGAAAAGGGAAAGTGGAGAAAAATTTTACAACATCCTATCCTATTCGCGTGTGTGATGGGGATTATCTTTTTAAGGGGGATCATTTATATATGCAACCGCTAGTTTCCGTGTGTATTCCGTGTTTCAATCAGTCTCAATTTGCGATAGACGCAATCACCACATCATTGTTACAGACGTATCAGAACGTAGAAGTAATTTTCTTAGACGATGCTTCCACAGACGAAACGCCGAAGTATAAGAACCTAACTTGGTATGGGGAGAAAGAGCCAAAGTTTAAATATTACCGAAGCGAAACTCCATCAGGAACAGGGGGGTCATTCAACAAGGCGATCAGCTATGCGAAGGGGGAGATTATTATTCTCCTCTGCGCGGACGACTACTTTTTAGACCGAAACGTAATCCAAGACATTGTTGATTTATTTAATCACGTTCCTTCTTTGGGGCATATATCAAGATACTACCATCAGTTTATCGACGGGGATAAGCGTCCGGTAAGAGCGTGGAGAGGGGATGATGTTATGGAGCTTGCTAATAACCCTTCGGGTCTAGCGTTTCGCCGGGAAGCAATCTATGGGAAAGAATTAACCAATCGTATGTTTGTGGAAGTTTCTAGTTTGGTAAGCGAGGTTTGCTTGGAATGGGGTTACGATATTCTAAGATACGACACCGTGGCTGTTCGTATACACCAGAGCATTTCCCGCAGTAAAGATTACTACCTAAAGAGATGGACTTCTTCGCCGGTAGAGGAATGGTCTAAGGTTGGAGGGTATGCCTTACTCAAAGACTACACATCCATTTTACAAATAAAAAACTACTTCACGATGGAAGCGGTTTTAAAAGAGGTGTGGAATTTTATCCGCTTACGTCCTTTAAACTTAATCAATCCGGCTTTTATATTTTTTGCTTTACTCGCCATTTTAACACCGCGAAGGATATTAAGGAATATCCCCGATATTTACCGCAAGACGTGGGGCCGATGGACGACTAGAGAAGTGAAAAGAAAATGCCAAAACTAACCATCTGCATACCAGCCTATAACTCCGAGCGTACTCTCGCCGAAAGCATAGAGTCCGCGCTAGAACAAAATTATCCAGACAAAGAGGTTCTGGTCATAGACGACGGATCAACAGACGCTACTGCACAGGTGGCAAGGTTGTACGATGTCCGACTGATACTCAACGAGAAGAATGAGGGAATAGGTCTTACCCTCGCCAAGTTGATGAAAGAAGCTCAAGGCAAGTATGTAATCTATCTCTGCGCTGACGATGTTTTCACAGACAAACGCTTCGCCGGGGACGTGGTGCATCAGTTTGATACAGGTGACTCTGATATAGGTGTACTCGGTAGATACTTTTACTTCTTCCGCGACGGCTATCCCGGAGCTATCGGAGTGAGTCGCGATGAGAATATCTTAACTCAGTCCTGCTGTCCTTCGGGGATGGCTTTCCGCAAGATGGAAGTGGAAGGTACAAACAAAATCTTTGTAGAAATGCCTTACATCGTATCTCAATACCTAAAAATGTGGCGGTGGTCAATGTTCAAGTGGGACGTGGTGGCGGCAAGGTTCCACCCAGGAGGAAACACCGGAACAAAGAAGTCTTATTACACAGAGTCACCTTTTATGAATTGGCTTGAGCTTTTAGGGCAACCTTTAAGGTTCAACGAAGGTTTCATCCAACTAAAAAACCGCGCTCCTCATTTACTTTGGCAAGAGATAAGGCTGACAGTTAAGCACGATCCAGACGTATTAAAAATTATAAACTTTTGGTTGTATGCTCTAGTGGCTTTGTTAGTACCTAGTTTTATATTAAGACATTTAACATCATTTTACAGGCACAGAATAAACCGCAACTTGGTCAAAATCATCATGAGAGGGGAAAAATGAAACGTTGTTTAATAACTGGTATCGGGGGCTTCATAGGTTCACATTGTTTATCACATTTATTAGTCAACACAGATTGGGAGATCGTTGGGATAGATAGTTGGCGGCATAAAGGAATTTCGGAGAGATTAACTCACAACGAACACTTCTTAAAACACATCAAGAGAGTCAATATTTACACACACGACTTGATTGCTCCCATATCTAGCGTATTAAAAAGCAAGATTGGGAAGGTGGATTATATAATTAATTTCGCCTCAGAATCCCACGTTGACAGGTCGATCACAAACCCAGTTCCTTTTGTTAAGAATAACGTAGATATTGCTTTGAATATGCTTGAGTACGCGCGGGAAATAAACCCGGAGAAGTTTGTTCAAATCTCCACCGACGAGGTTTATGGTGCTACTGATGGAAAATATACTCATCCAGAATGGAGTGCTATTCTTCCTTCTAACCCGTATTCAGCAAGCAAGGCTTGTCAAGAAGCTATCGCTATAAGCTATTGGAGGACTTACGGGGTTCCGGTAATGATTACTAACATTATGAACACCGCCGGGGAATATCAGTCAAGCGAGAAGTATGTTCCAATGGTTATTAAGAAGATTTTAAATGGTGAGAAGGTGCAAGTCCACGCCGATCCTAAAAGCGGGGAGCCGGGGTCAAGATTTTGGTTACACGCCCGGAATACGTCAGATGCGATTCTTTTTATATTAAAGAATGTCGATGTTAAGAAGTTCCCGGAGGTAGACAGGCCGGAGAGATTTAACATTGTAGGGGAGAAACAAATCTCCAATTTAGAAATCGCAAAGATGATCGCCGATGTTATGGGAAAAGATTTAGATTACGAGCTTGTTGACGCACACTCAAGCCGTCCGGGGCATGATCCTCACTATGGGCTATGTGGTAAAAAGTTAGAGTCTTATGGTTATAAATTCCCCGTTAACCTTCATTCGTCGCTTGAGAAGATGGTCAAGTGGACGTTAAACAATAAGGAGTGGCTAGAATGAAAAGTCTAATGAA